ATGGGTTGTCCATAATACCAGTTAGTGACACACCCAACAAACGTTCTTCTTCAGTATTCGTTGTCCACACTTTTCGCAGGTATGGAAATTTCGTGTACGTGCTTTGGATCGTCCCAAGTATTGTGGCGAGTCTGACTTTTCTAGCCAAGTCATCCACCGTATCTGTGGCTCGTACCACAACTTCCGTAAGATTACAGAACTGATACGGTCTAAGAATAATTTCACTGCATGGATTAGTTCCAAAGTCGTAGTCCGAATCACGTCTGCCATTTTTCGCAGCCTGTTTTTTAGATGCTTCCCTGTTAAAGATACCACGTTCACCACTCCCTGATTCTACTAGTGCCATCCACTCACGCATGAAGGACAGACTATCTGGTTTCTCTGTATATGCTACACTGTTGTTAGCCAAGGCACGTTGGGGTTCGTTATCCCACCAGTTACCAGACTTAGCGTGACGCATACGATCATCACTGAGGTTAGACAGACTAATCATAGCACTACGTCTAACACCACCTACAACTACTATCTCTCCGATCTTACACATTAGATCGTGACACTCTATTGAGGATAACTTACGCCCTTCTGCTCCCTTGAACATCTTAACTGCAAAGTTAAACAGATCCACAAGAGGAGCAGGGCCAGAGGCTCTACCACCAAATGTTTTGAGTCTTGCACCTGCAGGTCTAACCCTGCTTACATCCCACAGTGGAATCTCACCTGCCCATAGGAGTGCCAGTAGTTGTCTGAAAGATTTAGCCCACCCCTCCTTGCTGTCCTTTACCACAATGGTAGTATCACTCTGGAAGAGTTCAGGAATTTCGGGAAGCTTGCTAATGAACTGTCTCTCAACACTGAAGCCGACACCAGTGCCACAGAGGAGAATAAACATAGCCTCATCGAAGGACTTTGGATCATCTACAGGTAAGTAACTACAGTTGTATCCTGCAGTGTTGTCTCTCTCTAGAGCTACACCTGCTGTCATCATGGCTCTCATGCTAGGCATAATCTCTAGTCCAAGGATAGCTTCTCTTATTTCGTTGTAAACTTTGTGATCAATGTCGTAACCCACAACATTACCCATGTATCTATCTACTGTCTCAGACCAGGATTCTCTGCCTTTACCATCAAAGTATTTAGCGTATCTTGATGTGTGAATAAATGATTGATAATCTGTTGGTAAGTAGTTGTTCATCTGTAGTCTCCTGATCCTTTTATTTTATCACGCTTCTCTCTACTATCTAACTTTTCCATATTTTTTCTTAGAACGTTTTCTACTTTTATATCTAGCACGTTCAACAAAGCAACAAAGTAAAAAATTACATCACCTGCTTCTAGTGTAACACTATCCTTGTCCAGTGGTGTGTTATCTCTTACATGTTTCTTTATCTTCTCAAAGAACTCACCAGTCTCCCCAATAAAACCCATAGTGTTTTCTAGTATTCTTTTGTCACCAGTGGTTACAATCTTGTTCTCAACCCACTCAGCGTAATCATCTAAGTGTATTGGTTTTTTTTGTTCAAAAGCTTCAAAATATCCCATGTCTTCTAAGTCTTGTCGTGTTAGCATCATTTTTCCTTTACATCTATTTCTACTATTTCAACATCATCAATATCGTACACCGCATCCGACACGACTTGCTCAAGTCCTATCTTTGCACCATCCTTATCTGCAGCTATGAAGTTTGCATCAGGATCTAAATCAAGTAGCATTGTTATTTCAAACAACACAGGAATCTCCAAGTTATAATAATTAAATTAGTTACGTCAAGATTATTCTTCAAGCCATTCATCAGGTATTACCTTTTCAGCATATTTAAATCCATGACGTTTACACCAGTCAGCGTAACAAGACTTAGCACCCTTGTACAACTTAATCCTACTGTTCTGAAAAACAAAACGTAAATCTAAATCAGGATACTGTTTACGTATCTCTATATGTTTACGCCTGTCGGTAGATACAAAACGTCCTTTGGTTTCTATAACGATACCGTTACCTAAAACAAAGTCGGGTGTGTAGTGACGAGTCCTGATGTCTAGCCACTCTATACGTTCCTTTTCGTAGGTAAACTCAACACCTTTTTCTTTTAGATACTTTGCAGTATCATCTTCAAAACCAGAACGATACCCTGCTCTCAAAGCTCTGGCTCTAGTGCTCATGTTAGATCACAACCACTCAGGTTTTTGAATAACGGTGTAGTCACCCCAACCT